GATACGTTTGAAACAACTATGTCTTGCACTTTCAAAGACACATTTGGTGTTGTAACATAGTCTTGGCCACCATCTATAAGTTTGATTGTGGTAACAGAACCTGCACGGTCAACGACAACAGAGAATGTTGCACCTTCACCTAAAATTCCTGGAACAAATAGTTGTGCGTTTGCAGCTTGTGTATTTGCAGAAGAAACGGAAACAGAAGGCAGATCAGTACCTTTGTAACCCATACCGCCATATGGATATCCTTTAAATGGACCTTGAACATAATCAACTTTTGTAATGGATCCTGTTGCGTTCACAGACATGACATTTGCATATGCACCAAGACCAGAACCACCAGTAAAAACTATCTTATCATTTGCTTGATATCCATGTCCACCATTTAATATTTGTATTGGACCAAGAATACCCATTGAAGATATTACAGCATCATTTGAAGTATCAGTTGGATATTTTGATATTGCCGATGCGGTAGGTATTTTTACGATGCCGCCGCCACCATTTATAACCAACACGGAAGATAAAGGAAATGTTGGAAAAGAACTGAATGTAAATGCGTCAGATAATTTTGTGGATATATTTGATGTTACAACATTTGAAAAATAATAATTTGTGTTACCAAGAATAATATCTTTCTTCAATCCAATACTATCTGATGGTACCAATGCAACGTTGGCTTGGCCAACAGGATTTAATGTTCCAACAATTGCGTTTGCACCTGGCGCATTAGTTAATTGTATAATTGTGTTTGGAAAATCTGTATATCCATAACCACCAGTCAACACTTTAATACTTTGTATTGAACCTGATGTTGTTTGACCAACTTCTGCAACCGCACCAATTGGATTATCTATTTCCGGATTTAGTCCGTTGTAAACAATTACTGGATCGCCTGGTTGATATAACAATCCTCTATTTTTTGGATCAACATTAACCTGACTGATTTGACCCACAATTTTTGATCTAAGTGGTTCACCATCAAAAAGAACATCTTGATTGTTATTATCAACAACACGAACAAACTCACCAGACTGAAACAATCTTTCAATATTTGAAATGAAAACTTCTATCTTTGTACCAGCTAAAATTGCATTTTCTACGGTTGCAATAGACTTGGAAGTTTCACCAAACAATCTATAGTTCTGTATGTTTAAGAACCTTTTGTCGCCAGTAGCCAACTTCAAACTCTTTGCAACATACCAGATACCGGATGATGCTCTCAATACCGCATCTTTGGTATAAAAGATATCGAAATCGGAGTTATAAAGTATTTTAAAAAGAAACTTATAAGATGCAGGTGTACCTTTTGTTTGATACAACTGTCTTGCAATTTTTACCGCTTCTTTTTGGTCTAAGAGTGTGTTGTTTGGAAAATATGGCAGAAAATCATTTACAAAATATTGTAGGAATTCATTCGTTGTTGTATCAATATCGTGATACAATGGAAGATTCTTTGCTCTTTGCAAAGCATTACCTTCTTGTTCCATCCATTCATAGTAAGCCTGGAGAAACAATCTAAAATTTTCGTAGTCGGGATCTGATTGTACGAACTCAGGTAGCTGTGAACCGACCAACAAAGATGTTTTTTCGTTGTTATTAATCATGTCTTAGCGGTTAAATTGACTGCGATAGCACCAGGATCAAAAGGATCAACTGTAATGATTCTATTATATGAAGAAGAAACAATCGTTGTGGTTGGATTTGCTGTGATTGTCAACTGACCTAAAGGATTATCAACATTCAAAGCACCTAAAGAATTCAAAGTAACTACACCCATTTCATAGTCTACTGTTCCCGCATTGTTATTGAAAACAGTTTTTACGTTGTCTGTGTTGTTATAATATGTTCTCAACGTACCATAACGACCGGTTAATATAACAACCGCAGCACCTTGTTGACCTGTATTGTCATTATATTGTGGTGTGATGACCGCAATAGCACTGGTGTATCCTGATCCTGCATTTGTTATATTGATTGCTTTTAAAACACCGTTTGAATTGATTTCTGCGGTGGCTGTTGCACCAGTACCATCACCTTTGATAGTTACAGTTGGTGCATATTGATAACTGAAACCTGGATTGGTAATCAAAATGGACTCGACACCACCTGTTGATGAAGGAACTTCTTCAATGTATACACCAGAAATTGTTTCTGCCAGATTAATTGGGTTTCTAAAAAGCATTGATGGCGAACTACTTATACCGGTTTGGAACAATCCTTTTTTGAGTGATGTTCCATAATGTAATGTATAAGTAGATGGTATTGTTAGGTTTGGATATATTTTCTTTTGCACTTGAATGTTAATTTCATTTGCAATGATTGAAGAATCCACATTTTTTACAATATCGTTGAAATCTGTAACAGAGAATGTTGAATTGAATGTATTTAACGATTGAACCGAATACGATGAGATTGCATTTTTAATTGAAGCCTGTAATTGACCAGAACTCAATGTAGTTTTCTTTGGATCATACAATACATTTGCGGTAATCTGAATGTATGTGTAATCAGGATCAACAAACGTTGGTTGTACAGTCATAACAGAGATTGGTTTGATGACTAGATCCAACAACTTTTGTTTTTGAACATCAGTAAATGTATAACCACCATTTGGTTTTGCAGAAATAAACACTTGACCATAAACTGGAGGATCATTCTCTTGTCCTCCCCAAACGTTTACCGCATCAAAGGTTATGCCCAAATTATTTTGTTGCATCGCAGTAATATAATCTTCTTTAGTAACTGCACGTCCTTGGGCTGCATATGATTTTGGTGCCTGGAATTTAATGGAATTGATAGATTCTTTTGTTGAACCAGCTGTTGCAGATGTTATTGGTGTTATACTGGTATTTGAAAAACCACCTACTGGTGCCATAATCACGAAACTATTTGCACCATATGCTGATGTACCAGATGTTGTTAAGTATGATAGTTGAACTATATTACCGTCTGTTAATTTTTTACCAATTAAGCCATTACCAAAGTAAACTTCATAATGACCACCTAAACCTTCTTGTAAGAAATATACGGGTGATGTTTCATCCAAATTTAAAACGTCTGTGGCTCTAGTAAATGTTTGAATAGAAGTGTTGGTAGATGATTGTTGAATCGTTACCTGTAGTGTGGATGTATCTACATTTACATCAGGAATTTTAAAAGTATAGGATGGATTTTGTGTTGAATTAACAGTATAAGAAATACCAGAAGATACACCTTGTTTGATGTTTATATTTGAAAATGTTGCAACATTATTTACAACATTAACGGTGTGTGATTCTGGTGTAACAAACGCATAATTGATGCCATCGATTGCTTCAGATAAAAATGTTGCGTATTTTGGTAGAGTTAACGAGGCTGATGTTACCTGATTTACAGTCAAAGTAATTGTGGCTGTCGGTGCAACTGCTGACCTTGGTGTATAATTCAATATTTTTGCTTGTGAAATAACTGAATCTCTTTGAATCGCAGAGTCCAAAAACATCTCATTGGCTACCATATTCAAGTAGTATGCATTATATTGCGTGTTGTATGACAAAAGATCCAACAGAACTGCAAGTGCAGAACCTTCATAGTTGTAATCTTTTAGTGTGTCCTGTGACTTCAAAAATGTCTTTAAATTATTTTTGATTGTATCAAAGTCAAGGTCGGTTATTTGAACGTTTGTATTTGCACCAGCCATTTTATCTATTTCTCTCTAGAAGAAGTGTTATTGTTGTTGGTATTGTTGCATTTTCTAAGAAAAATGTTAAACTTGCTTCGTATGCATTTTGATCCGGACTTGGAACAACTTTAACATTCTTTAAACTAACTCTTTTTTCATAGTTTTCAATAGTATTTTTTATTTCGGCTTCAATAGATGAAGCTGTCATGTCTGAAACTGGCTCAAACAACATAAGTTCCATATTCGAACCTAGTCCTGGGTTAAAAGGTCTATCATAGTGTTTAGTTTGTAACAAATTACGAACAGAACGAATGACGGCTTGATTGTCGTAACTAAGTGCAACATCATTCGTCCCTGGTTTACGGATGAATGTGAAGTCTATATCGGAGTAAAGTTTAGTTATATTTGCCATCTTTTATTTATCGTAGGAGTAAAACGCTTTTATGGAACCTTGAGCTGCGTCCGAAAAATTCAGGGGCCGGAACGCAAAATTTCAAATTTTAGGAATTTAGTCTTGATTTTAATTTATCGCTACCAATGTAATTCATAATCAAATCGTTTTCGGTCTGACCTATTTCACCAAATTGACCAACATCATGATACCTGTTCATAACAATTGTGGTGTTCACATAAAAGTCAATATCTTGTTTTCTGCGGTTCCACATTTCAGAATCCAATGATGCAAAAGCGGTATACATGGATTGTGCGTTGGCCAATGTAATATTAGAATATGTGTTTCCTGTGCCATCGTTATATAATGTATTTGCAAAATAATTTGACCAATATATCATTACATTTGCATTTGCACTAAATGTGTCGGCTGACAAAATACTACCAAAACTACCAAGCATTACAGAATTGTTTTGTATACCATCCGTTTTATTTGTGAGATATGTAAGCATTTTACCATATCCAATGGATGTTTGATAATGCGGTAAATTCATGTTTATATCTGGTTGAATCACATTTGACATACGATTGGTGTGATACAAATAACTATTTGCGGTGTTATTTGTCATATTTTGTGCCAACGTGATGGTATTATTGATTATGTTTGTGATATTACCTGTATTTCCACCGAGACAATTTGTAGTTATGACTACAAAATTATTTGCAGAGTCCCAAACCGACTGAACAGCAGAACCGACTGGATTTTGAAAATAACCGCCTGTGTTTCCTGTTGCAATATCTTCTTGTTGCCACGGTTTTATCAAAGTTGGCATCATATTCATTTGTTGCTGAACATTTGAAGAAAATGGTTGGACCGCAGCATTTAGTGTCGGATCACTAGATGGAAAATGCAATAAAGCGTAAATACTATTTGAACTCATAATTTATTTTCTTCTTAATTAAGCGGGAATTGCAGTCGAAATATCACCTACAACATCTTCTTTGCTGGTTGGTGGG